AAAGACTCTCTTGTCATTGTTAGATCTCATTAGAAAATAAAGCTTTCCATTCTGTAAAAGTTCTGTCTTCATCAAAATCTCCATCATTATATTTGATCATATCAGATACTACTAAAGCCACATCAAGTAATTCACTAAATAAGTTTGTAATTAATGTTTTTTTATCCTTAGCATCAAAGTATTGAATAGGTGTTGTGACCTCTCCTGTCTTTTTATCAACGATTGCGTCTGCAATTTTAAACGATCCTGACATCTTGCTTACTATTTCAACTTCAAGTTTTTGGACTTCTTTAGAGATTGCTTTAATTTGTCTCATTTCAAAGTCTGTTAATTTGTCTGTAAATAATGCACTACAATCAGAACATTTTATACCAAGCTCTTTGAACTTATTATAAATTTCTTGAGATACTGAAAGAATAGGAGTTTCAGCTTTCTTTACTTTGTTTTTTTTAAAAAGTTTTGACATTGTAAATAATTATTAAATAAATTATATTTCCTGGATTTGTAACCAAACGTCCAACTCATCAACACCAGCACTTTCACTTTTGCTACTAGCAACATCTAAAGCTCCTTGAAGAGTTGTATAAGCGTGCTCCCAACTACTACCATCAGAATCATCACCATCTGCGCACACATAAAGAGTGGCTGTTACCGGTCACCCTTCCGTAGGCATTCCAAGGTCTGCCTTATCTATATCGAATTGTTGTTGCATTTGATTTGACATAAAATTTTATTAAGAAATGTTATCGTGGAACTTTAGTGACATAAAGAGCATCTATTTGACCGTCTCCGTTAGCGTCATCTTTTGCTTGAGTCTGCATATATATAGCTCCATTTGTTTTAATGTTTATAGGAAATAATTGATCTTCATCACTTGCAATCTCATAATCATTCAAATTGATTGTTGTGAGATTTGTTGCAGGACTTCCTAGATAAATCTCTCTGTACTCTTCTGTCCCTGCGCTCGTATGTTTGTTTAATATACGAAGCTGAGGATTTGTTGACGTTCCGATGTCTAGTGTTACCCAAAGAGTAATAGACTCATAAGCACCTACATAAATTTCTGAACCTACGTCTGCGAAAGATGCTGTAAGTTCATATGGAGTCGCAGAAATTAAAGGCTCTGGACTTGTCACAATCTTTGATGCGTTCCCTTGAGGGAGTGTTTTTTTAACTCCAAGGTTGTAATCTTCTGAGTTATTATATTCAATTCGTATCGCCAAATCATCTGTATCACTCATTGCTGTTGTATCATATGTTAGAGTGATTATATTGCTCGCTATACTTCCACCTAGTTTAATGTCTTGTGGGCTATAAATAACAACATTAGTAGTCACGTTTACAATCTGCAATATTTCTTCTAGTTTTAAAGTTTTAATATCTACTAGCGTTATTTCTTTAGCAGAAGCATCAAAGGTGTAAGTTCCTCTTTGAGACCCAACAAGAATACCTGAACCACCTGCTCCTGATGAAACACCCGAAACTTTTAATTTCCCGTTTACATCTTGTTGAAGAATAGCTGCATCACCATCAGCATATATTGTATCTAATACTCTATATTCGCCCCCTACATTCACAAATGCTGGTGCAGCAGATTGTGCAGAATCATCAGTTGCTATTGCATTTACTATATCTTCTAGATTTCCACCTGTTTCTTGTGCAAAATTGGGCGTTGACCCATCTACTAATTCAATATTCACATTTGCAGACGCTGAACCTGAGGCATTAGCTTTGAATAAATAAATTGTATCAACCAATATTGAAGCCAATGTATTTGCTGCAGCATCAAAAGTTACTTTAACTTGTACATATTTGATTTCATACCAATTTACACCTGATCCCGTCACAGAAGTAGGCGAATCACAATTGTATTTCAATTCATTCCATCCCGTACTCAAAGCTGTATCAGCTGTCGTGTACACGTTATTATTTGAAACATCGGTACCTATTATCAATGAAACACTTGCAACGTTTGTGAGGTCGCTTAAATTTAATTGTAGCATTAGTCTCTGAATGGCAAATATATTACCGTTCTTTCCGTTCTCGCCCCCTATTATTTTGCTTATACTTGCAGTTGTAAGTGTAGTCCCTGTTTTGTCAAAAGATATTGATTTGCTCCCTGTTACATGTGTTGTTGATGTCGCTATATTTGAAACATCAGTTCCTCCTGTCCAACTATTTATAGCTTCGGCATTATCAAGATCTAATTGACTGCTTATGTCATAAACTTTACTAGCTTTGAGTGTGTTGTTTGCCATAATTTATTTATTAAATAATTTTTTAAAAAAAGAAAATATTGATTTGTTTTTATGGTTTTCATCAAGTGCTTTTTCTTTTCTTGTCAATTCTTCTTCCCATATCTTTAATCTCTTTTTTGAATCTTCACAAATTTTTTCCTTTTTTTCTATATCCTCTCTATAAGATTTGCACTGCTCCTCAACAAGCTCTAGTTTTTTTAATGAATTTGTTTTTCTGTCTTCTATGTTTTTAATATCTTCCTCTAAACTCAATTTTTGTTTTTTTAAAAATTTGACTATATTCTGATATTCAACTTTTTCAGCTGAAATAGTTTCAAAACTATTTTTTAAATTTAAAATATGTTTTTCGAAATCAATAGTATCCATATAAAAAAAGTTAAGATAATGCAATATCAACAGTGGCATTTACTCCGCTGCCGTTTGTAACAAAAATATTAGTGACTTCTATGCCGAGAGTGCTTGGTGTTATAACAAAAGGCGAGTCAGTTGATTTTATTTCTATATCGCCGTTGCCGGTATCATTCAAAGTTAATGCAATAGTTTGTGTTGTGTGAACTCTTATGTAGGTTGCTCTTGTAACGGTTGCAAACATACCACCTGTCGCTTTTACATCATAGTCACTAACTCCATTGTTTACAGTAAGCTGCTTCCCTTCATATGCTGTTTTTTGAGACCCTGAAACATCAACAATATCATTGTTTTCAAATTCAATGTTATCTAACAAAATACCAGTCAAAGTGTTTGCAGTAGCTCCAAAGGTTACCGTAAACGCCATATACTTGACTGCAAACCAATTCACACCATTTGCCGCTGTACTTGTAGGCTCGTTACAATCAAAACTCAAGTAATTCCACCCTGTCTTAACCGCTGCAGTTGTATAAACATTATTATTGCTTGCATCTGTTCCTAGTGCAATTGAAACACTTGAAATATTAGTAGAAGAAGAAACATAAAAAACAACTTTCAATTTCTTTGTAGAAAATATATTTATGTTCTTTCCTTTTGCTCCTCCTATTGATTTTGATATAATCCCAGTCACTACAGTCGTTCCAGACTTTGCAAAAGAAATCGAATTCTGTCCTTTTTTATGAGTAGCTGAAGTTGTCAATGCTGTTACATCAGTTCCAGCAGTCCAACCAGTTGCATTTTCACCATCATCCAAAGCATGAGACTTTGTAACATCTAGTGTTTTTTTTGCGTAAATTAAATTATCAGCCATAATTTATATATTAATAAATAAATCCAGATTTTTTGAAAAAGTCGAAATTGGGGTGATCTTTTGCAACCACAGAATTTTTTGCAAATTTAAAATTATTATGCTTGACGTTACGGTTGAATTTGTATTCATAGTCTTTCTTTTGAAACCCAACTACTTTTTTTATTTCAGTATCTTTGATCTCTGTTATGCGTCCTTTTTTTACATCTTCAGTTTCGCCCATACGTTTGATTTTTGACTCTACTTTTGTTGCAATAATTTTCCCGTCTTTTTGTTTATTCCGTCCTGTTACTTCGGAAACACGAATAGCTTTGCTTTGCTTTTTAGAAATTTTCATAAAAACATGTTATAAAATAATATTCTCATCTTTGCCTCTCGTAAGAGACAAAGGGAAAATATTAATCTGTAAGCTCTGTTGCAAGTCCTCCATCTGCGTCTGCTGCTCCACCACTATTAGCAATGTATACGCCTTCTCCTGCACCTGCACCAACCCCAGCACATCCGAAAAAAGCTGGATCAGTCAAGAACAACTCACCTGCTACTGTACTAGAAGCAGCCAGTACAGCATCAGTCATTTGAGCCTCTCCTGAAGGCGCAAAATTATAACCTCTGAATTTGTCAATAGCATTACCGAAATTCATTGCTGAATTATCTGCGATTTTAATAAAACACGAAGTAGCAACTTTTGCATTGTCTACTGACATGTTAATTCTAACATTCTCAAAGAAATTTTCTTTTACCACTCCACCTGAACCTCCACCAGTTTTACCATCGATCAAGATACCATAACCAGTTTCAGTGCTTTGTAATGTAGATTGTCCAAATGTAAGATTTTTCCCTGATGAAGCATCCCCAGACATCCAGAAATGAGCGTGATTAGCCCTTCCTAAATTACCTGTTACAACTGACATAAAGTCTTCGTAATAAGTTCCTTCTCCGTTATCAATCCAACCATATAGAGACTCAGCTTTGGTGTTAGCATTGATTGCTTTTATACCAATGAATGAATTTCTATTACCTGTTACAAGAACAGGTGCTAGATCCAAAGCGTCTGTTGTGACCCCTATTTGAATTTTAGCCGATTGTTGAATGGCTCTGCCATGACTGCCAACACCAATCACAGTAATGTGATCTTTCGCCCAAGTAATCATTGCTGTTTCAACAACGGTAGAAATACCATTGACATAAATTACATCGTTATTGTTAGCAGTAGCAGCAGCATAAGCAGTACTTAGAGTTTTAAAAGCTCCACCAGCTGATTTGCCATCATTACTGTCACTACCATTGCCGTAATCCACAAAATAAACGTCACCGAATTGTGTGGATTTCATAGCATTACGATCTAATTTATCAATAAGGAAGTTTTGTTTTACACTACCCATAATAAATTTGTTTAAATGAATAAAAAAAGTTGAGGGATTGACGCACCCTCAAACGCATTAAATATAATGATTATGCAATTGCTGCCTCGATCAAATATGCACATGTTTCATCAACAAGTACTTGATCATATTTATCTGTAACTTGAACGTAATCTGATTTTCTTTGAATAGTCTCAAGACCACCTTTGCCTTGTGCAAGATGCTGAACAGCTCTTGGAGCTTTCTTTTGATATGTATTTGCGAAAGTACGGCTTCTAAGAGTTGGTCGTGGTTCAATATAAGCAACAACCACATCTTTTGACCATATGTCAGCGAGTGTGTCTGTTCCTCCGAGATTAGAATTGTTGTATTGAGCTTTTCCGACAAGCATATTCTCAATACCAAAGATTGATCCAATAGCGCTTTTAATCATATCAGAAGTGATCTTTGTGGCACCAGGGAAAAAATCTCTAATATCAGGATGAAATCGAAGTTTTTGCAATACATTCCAAGCCATAATCAAATTGTTTGGAGTTTTTCCACAAGCACCGCGTACTGCAGAAATACCTGTATCGATGTCATCTAAAGGATCGGAATTTGTATAATCACTCCACTGAGAAGTACCAGATAATGTTGTGTTATTTGTGATATTAGAGGTGTTTGTGATTGTATCAGCAAGCGCCTTTTCTTTATCAACCCAAATTCGATCTGTCAAAGCTTCAGTTGTATCAATAAGCGGACTAATTGGCTTTTCAGCATTTTCCATAATTTCCTCGGGAACGAATTCACCGAGTACGTGATCTTCTAGTACATAGTGATCAGCAGAAGAAACAGTTGTTTCAACAATGTTTGGTCGTCCGCCAACAGCCCTATAAGTGTTTACAATGCGTAGGTTTTCCATTCCATAAGAATAGATTTTGCCAGTGTCTTTTGCCACAGGTACGATTGGAGCAATAAGTTGACTAATATAATCAGTCATAGCATTAGTATACTTTAACGATACATTTGTCAACGGAACACTGGTATAAACGTTACTGAGTTGCATAATATAAAAATTAATAATTAGAAATTTTAATTAAAATGAATCATATCTCAATGATGGAGAAATGATTTGAACGAGTCCTTTTTCAGTTGAAGTTGCAGCTTCCATAGCAATTGCACAAACTTTGTGCGCAGCAGTTGTAGTAGTAATAAGCTCACCTGCGGTTGTAACAGTTGCAGGGGTAAGTTTGTCACCTTTTGACCAACCAGCAGCGCCGACAATAGCAAGCGAGAAACCGGCAACACGTACAGCTACAGGCTCATTTGCCTCAGTTGTTTCATTAATTGTAAATCCAATGGATTCGTCAGTATTAGCATCACATACAACTACTTTATTTGCAGTAGTATCAATATTTACAGGTAAATATTGACCAATTGCAACAGTAGCAACAAATGAAGCTTCAGGAAATCCATTTACAGCACCTATGCTCATAACAAATTATGTTAAATAAATAAAAAAAAATTACATGAGTTCTTTATAAGCTTGACCGTAAGAAATTCCTTTCTTTTCTGCCAATGCTTCAATTTCTTTTTCTTTTTCTTCGCTTACATCATCACCGTCTTTTACGCCTTCACCTTTTTCTCCTTGTTCGCTAAGATCAATTGTTTTAAAACCTTTGGCGATTTCAAAGAAAGTAGCAACTTGATCTTCAGAAAGATTAGCCAAAAAATTGACTGTTTTATCTGAAGCCTCTTTGTTGAGACCGAATTGAACATTTTCGGAAAGAGTGATTTTAGCCACTTCTTCAGAAAGCTTTTCTTTTCGTCTTTCAGTCTTGATTTGACTGAGTTCTTTTTGAGAAAGCTTTACTTGCTCCTCGAGAGCTGTAATTGCTTTATGCTCTGAAAGATTTACTTTTGCGAGCTTAGCTTTAAGCTCAGCAACTTCTTCTTGAAGTTCCTCCGCTTTAGCTTCAGCTTGTGATGATTCTACTTTTTCAGTAGTTTCATCTTTTGTTTCAACTTCAGAAACTTCAGTTTCTTCAGTTTTAACATCTTCGAGTTTATCCATATTGTTTGGATTAGATAATAAAAAAGTTTCGTTATCTTGATTGATTGAATTTATACAAAATAATGACTCCTCCTTCTCACTAAAAGCAATTGGCTCATTCTTGACTGCAGGAGGAAAAGCTCCAAGAACGGCTAGTGAGTACAATTTGTTTTTACTTATCTCTACACTTCTATATGGATATTGTTTTAAAACATTTAAAAAATCTTCTTTAATGCCTTTTATATCTCCGATTAGTCTTTTGCCTACTACTCTAACATTATCAATAAAACCGATAGCGGGCTTTGTATCATCAATCCCTTGATTGTGCCCTATATGTACAGTTGGAAGGTATTTGTCTTTTTTCTCTTTGCTAAACGTAGCAACAAAAGCTTTTAGCATGTCCATTGTAACTTTACGACCCTGAAACTCTCCCGCCCTTACAAGCTCAACATTTTTGATTTCTCCATTGCCTTTTTCTATAACGTCAAAGAGTTTTTGCATAATATAATAATTAAATTAAAAAAAGCCTCATGTCTAAAATATAGACGTGAAGCTCTGATCATATAGACACCGGCTTTTATGTTTTTACTTTTGGAGTAAAATATTGTTGAACTTTAGTTTTTGCAATCAATGTATTTAAACCTTTGCATCTTGGGCATATCCACTCTTTTCTCACGCCTTCGTGTAAATTCTCATTACATATTTTTTTCCTACAGTTCTTACATTTTATAGCAACCATTTTTTTATCACACAAATATTCTATTTTTATATCTTTTAGCGTATTAGAAACTTGTATTGCAAGATTTTCATTATATTTCGGAAGATAGATTTTCATATTCATTATACATTATAAAACAAATGTTTACAATCTTAATGTATTGCATCATTCAATTCCTTTCTTTGTTCTTTTGAAATCTTTTCTTGTTCTTCCATTTCTTCTTCTCTGATTGGCATAAAATACATTTTGCTATTATGATGCATACCCAAGCCTCCTACTACGTTCACATTGTCTTTTACATTCGCTGTTTTATTCCATTGATTTTTTGTCTTGATCATATAAAGAGCAGCAATGGTGCTCCCAGCCGGTGCAAGATCTTTGAAAATTTGACTAGGTGCCAAACCTTTATACGACTTCATCCCTTCCTTATCTGCTTTTAATTCTATTGTTCGCCTATACAAGCCTCTTGGATGTGTGATTGTACTAAGTAGATATATGTTTCTATTAAATTTCATTTGTTTGATTTGCTCTATTGATAATGTGAAATTTGCTTGTTGTGTAAGGTTGTCGCTGATCCTTTCTTTTACTCTTCTGCTCTCATTAAACACAACACCCCTAATGTTGCTTTTGTAACCGGCAACAAATGAATTGAATTCGCCTTGGCTTACTATAAATTGAGCAAGTTTCACTCTATTGTCTACATCTTGAATTAATAAAAGAGCATTGTTTATACTTTGTTTGTGTACTTTTTCCATTCTTTTACCTTCTAATTGTTTCTGGAAATTGTTCATTATTGTGTCTACGCCTCTTGTCATTTCACTTTTTAGCTTTTGATTGCCCTCTCGTTTGATAATTCTTTCGCCATTCAAAACATCAGTATCAAGCTTTTTATATTGCTTCAATAAAAATGATATAATCTCATCTTCTGTTTTTACTAGCAAAGTTTCAAACTCCTTTTTGTAAAAATTTTGCAAAAACCTTTCTTGATCATTTATAGAGCTCTGAAATAATTTTTCTTTCGTTGAAATTTTAGTCAAAAAAAAACCTTTATTATTGATTAAATCTTTCATATCTTCTTTCTGTACTTTCTTTTCTGTTTTCTTGTCTTTTTTTTCAACTTCCTGTTCTTTGTCTTTTTTGTTCATTTGTTCTTCACTTTCTTTTTCGAATTGTTCTTTTTGCTTCTCTTCTTCTTCTACTCTTTTTTGTTCTTGTTCTTCAAATTCTTCATCACTTATAGGTGGCAAATTCAATTCCTCTCTTACGAAATCAACATCTTGTTTTCTCCCTACGTTCAAATATCCACTAGTATTGAGCTTGTCAACCATATTTACAAAGCCTTCGATGTTTTTAGCCCCTATTTCAGTGACCTCTAATGTAGGATATTTTTCAACATCAGCAAAATTAAAATCAACCAATTGCTTTATTGATTCGTTCATTTCATCTTGAATGATATTAGCGTATGATTTTAATGAGATTACAAAAAACTCAATATCACTTGAATTTAAAGCAAGCGATCCGGAACCATCTTCACCTGTGCCAAGAAATTTCGCCAAAAAAGATTTTTGCATTTGTTTATCTAAAAACTTTATAAAAGCCTCCATTTTGTTTCCTAGTACATCTCTTTCAGGCATCAAATAAGACACTTCCATTCCTTTCGGACGTACTATGTATGATTTGTTGCTCGCTCTCACATTCTTTGCAAATTCTTCTGCAAGGTCACGATCTTTTTGGTTCATATTTTCAATCATAATATCTAGTACACCGATACCATCTCTCTCAATATGTGTGGCCGCTATTTTCATTGTCTTTTGTTTGTATAACCAAGACTGTCTACAGTACCTTAACAGCGAAACCCCTTCAAAATTATCTCCTTCTTTATCTATAACAAAATAAAGCATTTTTTTATTACCTTGTTTATCTTGAAAATCCATAATAGGCTGTGAGTTTTCACCCCTTGGAGAATTGAGCTGTTGTTGTACTTTTATGAGTTTGCCAGTCTTTTCATCTTGTATCCATTTATAATGAGACTCTTGTTTCCTAAAAGAGAAATCTTTGAACGTCAACATACCGTCTTTGTCAAATTTATATGTAACAAAAAAATAACTCCATCCAAAGTCAATAAAAGTCAAAGCCTCTTTTAGAAAATTCGTCCATGATCTATCTAAGTTTTTAAATAAAGCATTTTCAACAAAATCTGCTATTTTTCTGTCCTTCTCATCTTCTGAAGCTTCTTGAACAAACCAATTAGCGCCTAAAAGAGGAAGCTTCACAGATTGCAACAAAGCCCTTACCGTAGCGTCACTTTTTCTCATTTTATCATATAGACCTGTGCGTCTCTCAACATCATTAATATCACTCAAATATTCTTCATCTAAGATACCACTAAAAATTTCCGTTCCTGACTCACCTTGTCCGACAAATGGATTTAAAAATTTTATATTTTGCACTTCTTCTTTATTTGCTTTAAAAAGATTTTTAAACATAATGCAATGTATTATTTGTATATATTATATATGTGTTTCAGTTTTATTACAATTATTTTGAATAATAACAATATCGTATTGTATGAGGAATTTTTTTGAGCTTTAATAGTTCAATATTGAGTCCGGATACATTCCCTATATAATAATCAAGTATAAGAATATTGTTCGATTCTTCATGATGACAATTAGCTTTGATCTTTAATGCTTCATCAAAACAATAAACCTGAGTTCCAAATTCAAGAACCTTTTTAGTGTCAAATTCCATAGAAATACTTACATAATCAAAAGGTACATCACAGTCAATGACATATCCTTTTAAAATACGAGAAGAGGATGTGATAGCTTGCATGAAAAAATATTAGTTAATAAACTTCGTCAACATAATCATCTATGCTAATATCAGTATAGTTTGTAAGCTCTGATGATACGTCAAAAATATTATGTTTTAAAGCTTTGGAAATATCAACGCCATTGTTTGCTACAAAATATGCTATCATAAAAGCTTCGGCAAAATCAGGACTTTTTACACCTTTTTTTTTCATATCTTCTTTTGAAACGATTTGAAGCCGTCCTTTTGTATCGATTTTATATTTTAAATTCAAAAGATCTGCTTTTAATTGATCAATTAGAGGATCATTTGGCAATTCTATTTCTTGTTTTCTGAAAGCTTTTGATAATTCAAAATATGCTTGAGCTTTAACATTAATGTAATCGTTTTCTTGTGTTGATTTGCCAGCAGCGATAAAAGGATAAACTGAAAAATTGTCATTTGTTAGAATGTCTGTTACAGCACCACCAACACCAGTATCATCAACGCCTATTATCTCGCAATTATAATCTTTAAATATTTTCTTTGCTGTGTTGGATGTTTGAACTGTGTCTTTCCCTTGGTGGCTTTCAATATAAATAAGCTTGCCTTTTTGAAATACAACAAATACAGTGCGGTCGTCGCCATATCTCGCTACATCTATTCCAAGTACACGACCGATACAATTTTCTTCGATTTTTATTTCAGTACTATGTGAATTTTCGAGATCTGTAATGCTGAAGATTGAATCTTCTGATTTTTCGGGAAATCTTCCAAGTACTCTAGATTGAAATAATGGATTATCATATCCCCAGTCATTAAACCGATCGACAAACCATTTTACAGTGGTTAGTTTTGGAAATGGTATTTCTTTGTTTTTGTCTTTTTCATATGCCTTTACAAGATCAATACAACCTTCTCTTGTTGGTTTGAATTCTCCATATACTTTTACATTTGGCAAATCAAGCGTTGTTATGTCTAATGTTTTCCATAGTTTTGGATTGCTTTTAGATATTCTGTAAAATTCAGTGCCTATATGAGTTGGATTACCTATTGCCAAAAGTTTAGCATTCCTAGACGTCAAAAGCCCATATATCGCATCCCACACAGCTTTTTCGACACCACCGGCTTCATCTATTACAACAAGGATGTCTTCTGCATGAAACCCTTGTATTGCTGTTGCAACCTCTTGTCCTGTATCTCTTTTAGGTGAAAGTCCAATCGCTTTCCATTGACTGTCAAGAATGCATTCAGTTAATAGACAACGACTAGGCATAATCAAATCAAGATTACCTTTGCTTGAACTATATTTTGCGTTTATTTCACCCCATAAAATATTTCGCACTTGTTGTGCTGTTGTAGCTGTTGTAATAACAAAAGAATTCTGATGCATAAACAAAAATTCTAGTACAATGTCAGCTGCTACATATGTTTTTCCAACACCGTGAGAAGATTTTACAGCTACTTTGTCATAATCTCTCAAAGCTTGCTTTATTTCTATTTGCTTGTTCCAACATTGAGAATCCAAAA